CCGTAGACGCGCTGGCTCAGACTGTCGGGAGACGCTTGCAGTCCGTCCATGATCTCAGTGGCGCGGGCCGCTCCGAACAGGGCAAAAAGTGTGCGCTCGTTGAGCCATGCTTCCCTAAGTACGAGATATCGCGGTTCATTGATGTCATCCACCGCCTGCTGCGCGCTCATCCCCGCATATCCGCGCACCTCGGGGTCTACGGATAGCTCGTCTGCCAGTTTTTTGAGGGTTGGGTTCATCATCTGCGTACTCTAGCCTCCTTACGATATAACCACTGTTCTCTGGTCACAGCCTTATCCCGGCCCTTGTGCTCATATTCGATCCACGCAAAGCCGCGCTTAAACAGCCAACCGAAAGCTTCAAAGTAGTCGCCGCGGCTCATATCTCCGCAAGCGCCCATGATGTAAATGTAAGGCTGTCCGTCGCTCGATGTGCGGCAATATGCTGTGGCTACTCCCTGCCACTTGTCTCTGGATTCAACACTTTTGTGCTCGTTGCCGACTCTGATCAAATACGAACAGGTTAGCCCGCAGGAGCATTTCAGGGGTTCAAACGTGATACCCAAAGGATTTCTCCTCCATGGGCCGGGTTGATCTGACTTGCCCCGGCCGCTGCTCAAAGTGCTTGAGTTAAAATCCAGGCACCGTGGAGCGTCCGGTGTAGTCCGGCGCTGCGTGAGCGGTTGCGACCTTGGCCTTGTGTCTGGCCTCACGATAGAGCGTGTAATTGTCCTGCGCCTGCGTGCGGTCGGCCCACTCCAGCCCGTTCATGGAGAAGAGCTTCCAGCGCGCACCGAAAGACAGGGCTTCGGGGAATTCGTCCGGGTACTCAATACCCTGGCTTTCAAGTTCACGCTGAATTTGCTCTAGCTTCGCAATCAGCGTCGGGAACGGGCAGCCGGGGAAATCCGGGGCAAGCTCTGCGGCAAGGTCTTCTAAACTCATCCTTCACGCCTCACGGGAGAGATGCTGTCCTGGCCCTGGGCCTTGAGACCAAGCGCGATCAGAAAGCGGTTGTAATGCTGGTTGGCGCGCCCGTCGTTGGCGGCGTAATCGGCGTCTTTGGAATAGGCGCGGTAAACGATATAGTCCACCAGCGCATTGGAATAGATATCGTCAATGCTGATGGTGCCGGTTGCCGGATCAACCACGTCGTCTGGCGCTGCGGAGTAGATCAACTCAACGTAGTGCGCAGGCGAAGGTTGGGCCGGGTAAAGATAGAAATGCTTGGGATCTGCCGGGTCGAAGATGTAATGAATAGCGATTGAATTCTCAGCAGCGAAATGCCAGTCGCGCAGCTGCTCATCGAGAATACGGCGATCGGTCAGGGTAATTGCTCTCCCCGGCGTCACACCGTTTGCCCCCATGTTGCGCCGTACGTCGATCAGTACATTGCCTGATGGGGGGATGTTTTGCTTGGTGCCTGGCTGCATCTGCACCGCTTCATTTTTAACGTGCGCGTCCGGCTTGAGAAGAACCACTTCGCGCTGACCGTCATTGAGCCAGTTCAAAAGCTCCGGCGCAGGCCAGCGGGTGCCCAACTGGTCTTGAATCAGGGTTTGGGAGCGGTCAATCAGGGTTTGCGCGAGAATGGTTGCCATTTATTCCTCCGACTGCTCTTTGAATGCGTCCCAGGCCAGGTCGCGCTCTTCCTTGGTCACGCGAGAACCCACCACGCTTGAGATCGCGCGCGCATCAGGCTTGCCGTCTGCGAGGTAATGCTTGGGGTTGTCGCGGTCGAGCGTGGCAATGGCTTCTGCAAGTTCGGTAATGCGGTTGGCGTCAAGCTCTGCGGGCTCTTCTTCCTGCGGTTTCTCTCCGCGCATCTGTGCCAGGTACTCTTTTTCGGTGGCATAGGACAGATCGAGGTTGCCGCGATTTTTGAGAAGATGCGCGGTGGCAGGGAAAATTACGCCGGTCACGTTGTTTTTCAGGTATTCGTTCATCTTGGGAGTCCTTTAGGAAAAGGGGGCGGTTTCCCGCCCCCGGTTGGTTACTTGGCAACGCAAGAAGTGATCAGCGCCTTGGGCTGCACGACTTTGGAACCCCACACGAACAGACCCTTGATGCCGGAGCCGAAGGTGGTTTCCAGTTTTTCGTGATAGTTGATGTCCTCAAGCTGCATGGCGAAGGTCAGGGCTTCTTTGGTGCCGGCCATGACCTGGTAGGACAAAACATTAGGGGTGCCCGCAACTGTAACGATGGGCACGCGGTTGTTGACGTAGAGGGTGAAACGGTCGATCATGCCGAGACGCCCGTTGCGCAGCATCGACTTGCCATCGCCGGTGATCGAGGCGTCCTTGAGATCGGAGTTCTTAATCAACGATGCGATCTTGGGCGGCAGAAGAATCCAGCCGCTGCCCTCGTCAAGCTCGACTTCCTGCTCGTAGAGTCCCTGGGAGAGGCGGGTAATCCACTCGATCACATTGACCTCGCCCGTAGTGGGAGCGCCAGAGACCAGGGTCAGGGGGGCGGCGGCGGTGCCGAAGTTGATGTCGCCGGAGATCGCTCCGCCGGTTGCGCCGATATTGGCCGCATCTGCGCCGGTATAAGCGCCGCTGAACACGTCAGTTTCGATGATGAGTTTTGCTTTCTTGCGGGCCACTTCAGAGGCGCGGTCCAGGGGCTTGAGCTTGGTCTGCGCCATGTCGATCTTGTCGAGCTTGACGGCAAAGCTCTGCGCCTTGTTGATCTCAAGCGCGATGGCCGGGGTCTCTGCGTCCTCGAACGTCACCGTCTTACCCTTGGTGTATTCGGTGAAGGTCGGATCGGGGTCGCGGCGAATCATGACCTTTTCGTTAAACTTGGCCTCGCCCTCATAGTCGGTGTTTGAGATGTCCCACAGCGCGGTCGAGCCGTAGAAATTGCGCAGGGTCTTTGCGCTGAATACGGTCTCAAGCATGTGGCCGGAATTGTCGGCATAGGCGGCAGAGCCGTATGCACTCGGATTTTGTACGGAAACAGGTACACTCATGGCTGGTTATCCTTTACTTGAGCCGCCCTTCGAGTGCTGCCAGGTTGACCATCTCGTCCCACTCTTCAATCGTCTTGGCCCCGTATTTCTGCGGGATATCAAGCGACTGGTTCTTGGCGTATTCGAGTGAGGCTTGATGGACCTCTCGCTGCGTGAAGGTCGGCTTGGTGTTTTGAGTCGGCGGCGTTCCCCCCGGCCCCTTGCCGGGAACGACCTGGGATTTCGCCCGGTCCTGCGGAGACGCCTTCTTGTTGGCCTCGATGTGGCGCTTCATGCCACCGAACACGTCAATTGCGGCCTGCGCGTTGTACGACTTTGCGGCCTCTTGCAGCAGATCATCGAAGGTGCGCCCCTGCATGTCGTAGGGCACGCTCGACAGAAGAAAGTCCTGCCCCTCTTTGGTGGCCTGGATCTTTTGCCAGTCGGGATGTGCAGCATTGAGGCTTGACCAGAAGCGTTCCTGCTGACTTGCGGCCTGCGCCTGCTTGACCTCGCCGGTATCGCCCTTGATGCGGTCAATCTCGCCCTGGAGCTTTGCGGCCTGGGTGTTTGCCACCTCTTCCATGTAGCTGACAAGATCCTCGCCGTAGGAATCCACCAGCTCGTCGCGCTTAGCGCTTGAGACGGGAGCCTGCGGCTCTTGGGTTTTGAGGGTTTCAATCTCGGACTGCAACTGCTCGATCTGCTCTTGTGCCGTGCGAAGCTGCTGATTGAGGGTCTTGACCCGGCCCTGCTCGACACGCGCCGACTGAAGCTCTCGTTCAAGTTCAGAGATGCGCTCATCTTTCGGGTCAGGGGTTTCCTCTTGCGGAGCCTCGGGGGAATCCGCTTGCTCTTCAGGCTTGGGGGAATCCTCTACGGGAGCCTCGCTGATGCCTGCTTCGAGCCGTTCAGCCTCTTCGATCTGCCGTTGTACGGCGTCAGGTAGTTGTGCCATTGACGTTTGTCCTCCCGGCGAGCCTTGTTTGGAATCGCCTGTGATGTGCGAGAGCCTTGGATGGAATCCCGCGTTTGCTATTGCGTCGGGTCGAAAGCCCTTTGGGAATTTCGCCCGGATGAAACAAAAAAGAGGCCGACGCAAAACGAGCGGTGAAACTCGTTGCATCGGCCTCTTATTCAGATAAGCCCGTTATTTAGTTGTCAGAGAATCAGGAGGATATGCGCACCCTTTTTTGCTGTGAGAGCGCGTCGCCATCCATCGACACCTTGATGTTCTTTGGCTTTCCCCCGGCGAAGTTAATCGTCATCTGTCCGTTGCCTCGCCCGAGGATGCCTTTAAACCTCTCGATCATCTCTAAAATCTCGGTGTCGCTCACGCCCAATCCTTTCTTTCTTCTATGGTACGCGAAGGGTCGGCGGACTGACTAAACTTTTCGATGATTTCCCGGTAAGTGTCGCGCCGGATGGTGTTTTCAAGCAGTCTTTCACCCCGCAGCTTACGGCTTACGGCGTCCAGGTGGAAAAGTTCTCGCTTGAGTTCTTCGACTACCTTCTTGCCTTCGAGCGTGCGAAAAACCAGCTCGAAGTATCTACTGTCCGTTTCCATATGCCCTCGCTTCCGGCAACATGGCGTCCTGTCCGCCGGCCGGATCGCCTGCCTGGTTCAATGTCTGCGGTTGCTGCTGTTGGTGCTGCGGGCTCATGACTTGGTTGGTTGGGGTGCCGGGAACCAGCTTATCTGCTTCGAGGTTAAGGCCTTTGGCTGATTCACGCAGCGCATAGGCTCTGCCCTCGACCCCTGTGATCTGCATATCGACCGGATTTGCGGTCTGCTGCAAAAACTCCCGCAAGCGAATTGCCATTTGTTCCTTGATTACCAGCGCACTTGAGCCCTTGGCCTCAATACGGAGATCACCTTTGGCGCTCTGGTCGGGGTGAAATTCCATGTTCCACACGAAAAAGCCCTCAATCAGCCCTTCAATGGCGTCATCGATGTTGCGCACCACGTCCTTGATGGTTTTTGTCGCCATGTTGAGCAGCATCGAAAGACCACTTGCCGTATTGCCTGCGCCGCCGACATCCTGCTGGCCGTGTGCGTAAGCGGGGATTCCGCTCTCATCGTCTGCGCGTCGCTCAATCTCGGCCAAGGCTTGCAACATGGCGTCGCCCTTGTACGGAATATCTGTCAAGCGCACCGCAGGCTGGCCGGTCTGCATGTCGTCGGTGGTCATAAACTGCTTGAGCGGGTGAATCTGCGCGCTCTCTCCTGCCGCCAGCCGGTCCTTGTTGACCTCGCTCATCGGCCCCCAGGCCATTGCACAGTTATTGATGGCTGCGCGGTAGACCGAATTGGCCGCCTTCTGCGAATCTTTGAGCAGCTGCGGCGGAGCTTTGCCCCAGATGGTGTCGCCCGCAACGAAAGAAGCGAGATGATAGGGACGCTTGCCCAAGGGATGCGGGTTGAGAATCAGCCGGATCAACCTTCTGCCGATCATGAAAGCATGGATCTGATGATGTTTGTCCGGGTCGTCAACCTCGATGCCCCACTCTTCGAGCATATGCCCCGGCACCGCGTCCCAGCATTCGAGGCAGTCGATGGTGTCTGCCGCATCGGTCAGATTGTTGAGGTGGTCGCGCTCGTTGTCGGTCCACAGCCAGTCGCCCAGAGACCCCGCTTTGTGCTCGGAAAGAATGGTGCGGATCTCTTCATCGCGGTAGCCGCCTTCTTCCCCCATGCCCAAAAGCTGCTGAAGCCGCCCCGGATGCCAGCGGTGGCGCTCAAACACACCTGCAAACTCAATGTCGTAGGGATTGACCGGGTAGAAGTCCAAGGGGTGGGTGCGATCAACAAAAGGACAGGGCCTATCTTGCGTGGTTGGAATAAACTGCCCGCCCTGATTCTCCCATTTGAGTTCCTGCCGCATCCTGGTCACCGGGCCCTTGAGGATCCCGGCGTGATACGTCATCAGATCGTCAATAAAGCGCGCCGCCACCACTTCAAACTTGGCCTCGGTCAACTGATCGTCAATAATTTGACTCATGCGCTCAGCGCGCTTGTTGCTCTCCGTGACCAGTGCGCCGCCTAATTCCTCCATTGCGGCTGCGGCCTGCTCTTCAATGGCTTGCTTGAGGCGTGCAAGATCCACCGGCTCGCCACTTTGCATCTCGGCAATCACCGCCTGGTCAATCGCCATCTGCCGCACGCGCTCCTTGATCCGCTCCGCCACATCTTGCGGAAGATCCGGAATGGGTGTGGGCTCCAATCCCCAGGGCTTATCACCGGGCTGAAAGATGATGTCTCGCACCCAACTTGCTCCGGTGCGGCACTTAACGTCGGTGAGATTGCGAAAAGCGTCCGTGCCGCCGATCTTCTTAATCATCTCGATCTCTGCCGCCGAATACTCGCCCTCGCGCTGGCGCTTGGCGTCAAGCATCTCATGCTCGATATGGATCTTGCGCCGCTTGGCTTTCTCCCACTGTGAATGGAGGTGTGAGACCAGCGCCGGGAGATTTGGAGCTTCGCGCTCGATCTGCGGCTGTGGTGTCTGCGCCTGCGTGACCTCTTCCGGCGTTTGTACGAGGATAAGTCCAGCCATAGTTGCTCCTTAAACGTGACCCGCCCAGCCATTTGAGGCTGTGGGTGCGCTGTAATCGGTACGGGGCTTGGGCAGCGTGGCAAAGCCGTGACGGGCAAGGCAGTACGCCCAGGCTCTCTCACAAGGCGTTGCGACATCGGTTGCGATCTTGCCGTCCTGGTCTTTGCGCAGGTTGTTGACCTCGATCAGCGTGTCCTTGTCCTTGATGCCGTCGCGCTTGGCCGCCGCGTCAACGCTGAGTTGATCGACCAGTCTTTCAATGTGGCGCTCGGCGTGAAAGCCAAACTCACGGCGAATGGGCGTCTTGCCGGT